ATTCTTCCATATTGAAATACAGAATGACAGTTCAACGATTAACATTAAGTCCTGATGGATTTGGTGGTTGGACATCTACTAAATCAGTAGTTGGAATTTATTGGTGTAGTTATAAACAATTGACTGGCTATATTGATGCTAAAAGTGGGAAGCGAATTCATACAACTGATGTTGAAATTATAATGCGTAAAAAAACTGCTGAATTATTACAAATCAATGATGTATTTTCAATTGATGATGATCCAACAGAATATCGTATTAATAATATTTTCCAAGAGGTTGAAATGTGGTGGCAGAAAATAAATGCAACTAAAATTGATGGCTAAATCTGGAATAAATATTGATGATATTGATTTAAAGAATTTGAATAAAACACTTGATTCTTTAAAAAAATTTTCAAGTCAAGAATTGTCAAATGAATTAGGTGCTACTGCTTTACTTGCAGTTAGTGATATGGTTGATGATGTACCGGTTGCTAAAGTATTTGGCGGTACGTTAAAGCAATCTATTAGAAGTGAAAGAACAAGTCCAAATGAGGTGGCATTAGTTGCTGATACAGAATATGCTGCTTATGTAGAATTTGGAACTGGTAAATATGTTGAAGTTGATGATTTGGTAAAACTTGGAGTTGATGCCAATTGGGCATACCAAAATTTTAAAGGAAAAGGAATTAGAGAAGTTAATATTCATCCACAACCATATTTTTTTAAAAATATTAGGAAAAATTTATTGTTAATGATGAAACGCATCGATAACAAGTTAGATAATTTGATGAAATGAAAGAAGCAATAGCTTATATTAGACAAGCGATTATTAACCGGCTTACGAATAACATCTTGATTGATGGTAGTCCTTTGCCGGTTCTAAATCGCATTACATCAAATACACAAATACCTTACATTAGAGTTTATTCTAATGGAACTAATGAAACTGATTTTAATCAGACTTCATTTATTACCGAAACTATTACAAGAATTGAGGTTGTTACAAGATACCAAGGAGATAGTGGAGGCGAATTACAGACTAATCAAGCAGTAAATGATATTTTACAATTAATACGCACTCGATCAGATGGATATTTTGATTTGAGTGGAGATGGTTTTAGTGTATTTACTTGCATCAATGAAGGAACAAACTATTTTGTTGATGAGGACAAGGATTATACCTATTATCGTGCAATAATAGAAATTTCAAATAAGATACAACAATTAGATTAATGGAAACAAGAGATGCCCTAATAGGAATCATATCAACAACGATTGGATCAATAGTTACTTGGATAATAGGTAAAAGGAAAGAGAATGCAGATATTTCAACTATTCAGTTAGAAAATTCGCAGAAAGTGATTGATATGGTTACTCAAATGAATGAAAAGTTAGAGGCTAAAGTTGATTCTTTAAGTAAAAAGGTTGATGAATTAACAATTGAAATTGAAATGTTGCGAGAAGAAAATCATCATTTAAAATTAGGTAAATTAATCAAAAAAAAATCTGATGAAAATTAATTCAATTGGAATTAAAGGATTAGAATTAATAAAAAAGTACGAAGGATTTAGTGCTAAACCATATAAATGTCCTGCTGGTATAATTACAATTGGAATAGGAAGCACTTTTTATGAAGATGGATCAAAAGTAAAATTGACTGATCCTTCAATAACAGAAGAAAGAGCCATTAAATTATTAATGTCTTTATTAGTTTCTTTTGAAAAATCTGTTGATAGTTATACGAGAGATGATATAAATCAGAATCAATTTGATGCATTAGTTTCATTTGCATATAATGTAGGTTCAAATGCATTAAAAAATTCAACATTACTAAAAAAAATAAATGCTAATCCAAATGATCCATCCATTAAACAAGAATTTTTAAAATGGAATAAATCAAATGGTAAAGTATTAAAAGGATTAACCAATCGAAGAAATGAAGAAGCTAATTTATATTTTACCAATCCTACTTCTGGCTTGTAAACCACAAAAATCAATTCAAGAATATAAATACATTAATAAAACTGATACTCTTGTTAGAACTCAAATAAACACTATCTATCAAAGTGTTAATGATACAACTTATATTGATAATCCTTGCGATTCAACTGGAATCTTAAATCAATTTTATGCGAAAATTTCTATTCCATTTGGAAAGGTGCAAATCAGGTCAAAGAATAATAAAATTCAATACATTGTTAAAACTGATTCCATTATTTCCAAAAATGCTTTGGAGGTGTCCAAATCCTTTAATGATACAAATGTTAAAGTATCTAAAGAAACAATTAAAAAAGTAATTGATTTTAGATTTGTTATTGGGGCATTCATTATAGGATTGATTGGTGGATTCTTAATTTCAAGGAAGTTTTTTTTCTAAATTGCATAAAATTTAGGTACAAAATATGGCTACTCTTACTGGGCATTTAGTTGCAGAAACATACAAGTCTTTACTAAAGATGATTGATAATGATGTGGTAACTGCCACAGAAAAACAAATATCAGATGGTCTTGGTGGAGGTTTAAATGTTTTTGTTGATCAAGATGGAGAAATTCGTGCAAGTAAATATAAAGTTACCGGTGCTACTTCAAGCCAATTTTTAAAAGGAGATGGATCATTAGATTCACATACATATTTACAAAGCGGAACAACTACAACTTCAATTCCAGAAGGAACAAATAAATATTTTACTGAAATTAGGGTACTAAATTCCTTATTAGCAGGGTTTACTCCTTCATCCGGTACCGTTACTTCATCAGATTCTGTTTTAACTGCTTTACAAAAGATTTGGTGGAATATTGTTAATGGTGGTGGTGGAGGTGGTGGAGGGTATGTGCCATATTCAGGTGCAACTCAAAATCTTAATTTAGGAGAATGGGGTTTAGATGCTGGTTTTGTAGGCTTTGATTTAACTCCAACAAATACTCCAACTACTGCAGGAACAGTATCGTGGAACGATGGAGATGGTACGTTAGACCTTATAATGAAAGGTGGAAACGTAACTCAACAAATTGGTCAAGATTTATATTCGAGAGCCTTTAATAATGAGGCTACTACTTTAAATAAAGGAGAAGTAGTTTATATTTACGGAGCTCAAGGAAATAGGATTTCAGTTAAAAGAGCAAGTAATGCAACTGAAGCAGCTTCTTCGGTAACATTTGGTTTAGTTGCTGAAACTATTGCTTCTGGTGCAGAAGGATTTGTAATTGTACAAGGAACTTTAGGAAAATTAAATACTACTGGATTAACTGCAGGTTCAGCGTTATGGCTTGGAGCAACTCCTGGAACTTATACACAAACTAAACCAGTTGCACCTGCTAATTCAGTTTTAATTGGATATGTTGAAAGAGTTCACGCAACGGTAGGTTCTATTTATGTTAAAATTCAAAACGGATATGAATTAGAAGAATTACACGATGTTTTAATTACAAGTAAACAAAATAATCAGGCATTAATATACGATGGTTTAAATTATGTTTGGAAAAATAGAACCATTATTAAAACTCAAGGTTATATTCCTTATTTTGATGAATTAGGCTTATTTAATGATTCAATAATGTATACCGATGGCACTAAACTTGGCATTGGTACAGAATCATTTATTGGAACTAATTTAGTTACGGTTCAAGGTGGGATTTGGGGCGAAGAAATTACCTTAAATGATAATTTATTGATTTCAACCAATACGTTATCAGGTAATGCGTTTATTTCTCGATGGAGTGGAACGGCTTGGAACGTAATGCAAACTTTTTATTCAGACCATATTCTTTTTGGGTATGATATTGAATCTTCAAGGTTTACAAAGACTGGAGGAACTTCTGACCAATTTTTAATGGCAGATGGCTCTACGGGTACTACTGCTTCTTTGGATATATTAACAGGTGTGTTAAATAACTTTTACATACCAAAAACTTTTGATGGTTCTAATAATATTTTAGTTGATTCGCAATTATACGATAACGGAACTAATATCGGAATTGGCACTACTGCACCTGCATATAAATTTACAGTAGTTGGAGGTGCAATGGGTGTTTATTCATCTTCTACTAATTATGGCTATCAAGATACGGCTAATACTTCCTATCGTTTAGTATCAGCTAATGGATTTCAATTTACGGCTAATAATATTGGAACTGTTGCAGTTACAAGAGTTGATTCAGCAGGCAATTGGGGATTTGGAATAGGAACTCCTGCTTATAAAGTTGATGTTAGTGGAGATGTAAATATAACGGGTGGTTATAGAATCAATAATTCGCTTATAACGACTTCAAATATTTCTGAAGGTACAAACTTGTATTTCACGTCTAATCGTGTCTTAGGTCAAGTATTAACTGGCTTAAATCCTTCGTTATCAGGTACAATGTTAGCTACTGATTCTTTAATTGAAGGATTAAGTAAAGTACAATACCAATTAAACAATAAAGAAGGATTAATAACGGCAGGAACAACTGCTCAATACTGGAGAGGGGATAAAACTTGGCAGACATTAAATACTTCTGTTGTACCTGAAGGAACAAATCTTTATTATACAGACGCTCGTTCAAGAAGTGCAATTAGTAGTTCAGCAACAGGATTAACTTATACAAGTGGAACTGGTGTATTTAGCTTAACGGCAGGATATGCAATTCCTACTACTTCTGCTTTAGGTAATTATGATACTGCTTATAATCGTAGCTTAACTGCAGTAGCGGTTAGTGGTACAACAACAAAGACTATCACTTTAACAAAGCAAGATGGAACTACATTAACTGCCTCTTGGAGTGATTATGATACTGCACCAGTTACTTCTGTATTTGGTCGTACTGGGGCAATCGTAGCAACAAGTGGAGATTATACTACTGCACAAGTTACTGAATCAGGAAACTTATATTACACCGATGCAAGAGCTCGTGCTTCTTTGTCATTTACGGCAGGAAGTGGTGCTTATAATAGTACAACTGGTGTTATTACTATTCCGACTAATACATCACAATTAACAAATGGTGCAAACTTTATTACATTAGCATCTTTAAGTGCAAGTAGTCCTTTAAGTTATAATAGTGGAACTGGTGTTTTTAGTATTTCACAAGCTACTACTTCAACTAATGGATATTTAAGTTCAACTGATTGGAATACGTTCAATAATAAGCAGAATGCTTTAGGTTATACTCCAGTACCTACTACAAGAACTTTAACTATCAATGGAACTGCTTATGATTTAAGTGCTGATAGGTCTTGGACTGTTTCAGGAACAATTAGTGGATTAACAACTAATTATATTCCTAAAGCAACTGGGGCAACAGGAATTGGCAATTCATTAATGTATGATGATGGAACGAGTATTGGTATAAATAATACTTCTCCTCAGTCATTTGCTTCAGGAGCAGTAAGAACTATTGATGGAAAGGGGGCATCTGGATTTGGTTTTATTGCACAAGGTTCTTTAACTCAAATTAGATTATTAGCAGATGATTCTTCAGGAGGTTTAATTAATGTTATTGGCAATTATCCATTATCATTTTTTGTTAATGGTTCTGAACGAGCAAGAATATCAAGTACTGGTAATGTTGGAATAGGAACAACTTCTCCTTCATCTTTACTCCATGTTTATGGTAGCTCACAAGGTGTTGCAAGATTTGAATCTACACAAGGAGAAGTAAACATTGCATTAAATAATTCAAGTGCAAGTGGAAACTTAATTGGTGCAGTTGGAAGTACGGTTTATATTTATTCAGCAGGTTCTGAAAAATTAAGAGTTAACGGAAGCACTGGCAACGTATCTATCGGCAACACCAACAATACTTATAAGTTGGATGTGAGTGGTACGGGTAGGTTTACATCAAATATATTTGGAGAAAGTTATTATTTAAATAGAACAAATTCTGGAGGCTATTATACAGGGACTTCTGATAATTTTGGATTTAGTTATGATGGTTCATCTGCTTATATTTCCAATGGTTCTGCCACTCCTATTAAATTTTACACAAGTGGTGCATTAAAAATGACACTCGATGCCTCAGGCAACCTTGGCTTAGGTGTTACACCGAGTGCGTGGGGTTATGCAGGTAATATTCAAATTGTTGATGGAGGAGTTATAGGCTCTATTGGAACTTATATTCACAATGTAACAAATGCCTATTATGATACTTCTTGGAAATATAGAGTTTCCACAGTCGCTGCTCGTTATAGTCAAGAAGTTGGTCAGCACGTTTGGTACACCGCCCCAAGTGGAACGGCAGGAACTGCCATAAGTTTCACCCAAGCGATGACTTTGGATGCGAGTGGTAGACTAGGTATAGGTACTACGAGTCCGACATATTCTTTTGATGTTACTGGTTCTCAAACATATACAGCAAGAATTTATTCTAATAGTACAGATACAAGATTATTGTTACACAACTCTGTATCAGGTGGTGGAGGAACACTAAATGGTGGTCTTTTATTAGGTCTTGTTGGTTCTGAAACTTATTTTTATAATTATCAAAATGGTTCAGCTATTTTTGGAACAAATGGCACCGAACGTATGCGAATTACACATGTTGGAAATGTAGGGATTGGAACAACCTCTATATCTTATAAATTAGTAGTAAGCGATACAACATCAAATAAAGTTTTAATTACTGGTGGTTCTACTCAAAATGGATTAACATTTGATGCGGTAGGTGGTTCAAATGGATTTTATTTATTTAATGGAACTATTTTAGGTTCAGGCTTTGGTATTTATAATTTATCTACTGGTGCTTTCCCATTTTTTGCTACTAATGCAGGCAACGTAGGTATTGGTACTACGAGTCCTGGATACAAACTTGATGTAGCTGGAAATATTCGTTCTACAAGTACTATATTTACAAATGGAAATTTAACAAGTGGAACTGGATGGCAAACTGATTCATTAACTATGGGTTATGATTTAACTAATAGTTTAGGATGGTTTGTTAGTCAATCAGCAATTACATTTGGTACTAATGGTAACAACGAACGTATGCGTATAACAAGTATTGGAGAGGTTTGCATAGGTACAAGTACTGCTTTAGGTTATTCAGTAAAATTAAATGTTAAAAATACATCAGGTGGTATTCCTGCAATTTTGGTTCAATCACTTGATTATTTAATTTATTTTAAAAATGGAAGTGGTACTAATGTTGGATATATTGAAGTAAATGGAGCAGGGACTGGAGTACTTTACCAAACATTATCAGACTATCGTTTAAAAACAGATTTAAGACAATTTAATGGTTTATCTATTTTAGATAAAATTAATGTTTATGATTTTGCTTGGAAATCTAATAAAACAAGAGATTATGGTGTAATGGCACACGAACTTCAAGAAGTATTACCAAATGCAGTATCAGGGTATAAAAATGGAGATAAAATGCAAGGTGTGGATTATTCAGTCGTAGTTCCAATATTAGTTCAGTCAATCAAGGAATTAAAAGCTAAAGTTGAATTATTGGAAAATAAATAATCCTATATTTGTAAAAAATCTATCAATAAATAATATGAAAAAGGAAAAAGAAACAAAAAAAACGTATCGTGAATTATTTGAGTTAGTTCCAAGATTGAATGCAGCATTTGCAAAGGAATCGGAAAACAAATGGCAAAAGAAATTGGCTCGTATTGGAGAAATTATCAAGCCTTATGCAGACCAATTCCAAAAAGAAGCTGAAGCATTGCGTTTAGACCACGCATCAGTTGATAAGGATGACAATTTAATTTACAACGAAGA